CAGATGAATGTACAACTAGAAATGAAATGGGTGAAGTAATTCATATCAAATCATCCAACGATGAAATCAAGCAAATTCTACACAATTTGTTTTATGACATTTTAAACATCGAATTCAATCTTTGGAGTTGGACTCGTTGTATGGTCAAATACGGAGATTTTTATTTACGTTTACATATTAGCCCTGAATATGGTGTTTATTTGGTAGAACCATTGAGCACTTATTATGTAACCCGTGTAGAAAACGCACATTTATCAAATAAGAATTTTGTTAAGTTCCAAGTCAACCTTCCATATGGTAATAAACTAGAAGATCTGGAAAATTATCAAATTGCACATTTTCGTTTGTTGAGTGATAGTAACTTTTTGCCATACGGAAAAAGTTCTTTAGAAGGTGCTCGTCGCGTATGGAAACAATTGAGTTTGATGGAAGACGCAATGTTAATTCATCGTATTATGCGTGCTCCTGAAAAACGTATTTTCAAGGTTGACATCGGTAATATTCCTCCAAATGAAGTTGATAACCATATGCAACGCATTATGGATCAAATGAAAAAAGTACCATATTTGGATCAACAAACAGGCGACTACAATTTAAGATTCAATTTGCAGAACATGGTAGAAGACTTTTTCTTGCCAGTTCGTGGTAGTGATAGTGGTACAAGTATCGAAAACTTATCTGGTTTAGAATGGACAGGTACTGATGATATTGAATATCTTCGTAACAAAATGATGGCAGCGCTTAAGATTCCCAAAGCATTTTTAGGTTATGATGAAAGTTTAAGCGGTAAAGCTACATTGGCAGCTGAAGATATACGTTTTGCTAGAACTGTTCAACGTATTCAACGTATTATTGTAAGTGAGTTAAATAAGATTGCGGTTATTCATTTATATTCACAAGGATATAGAGATGAATCGTTGGTCGATTTTACATTGGAATTGACCAATCCATCTACTATCTTTGAAAAAGAAAAGATCGACGTATATAAAAGCAAAGTCGAACTATCCAAAGATATGCAAGAACAAAAAGTATTTTCTAAGAAGTGGATCTATGAAAATATTTTTGGTTTATCAGATCAAGATATGATTGAGTTGCAAAAACAACTTATCGATGATGCTAAAGGTACATATAGATTTAAACAAATCGAAGAAGAAGGCAATGATCCAGCATTATCATTCTTAAACAAGGACGATAAAGAAGGAGCCGGTGGTGGATCCGGTGGTGGGCCAGGTGGTGAACCAGGCGGCGCCGAGCCAGCTGGCGGTGAGCCAGGCGGAGAACCGCCAGGTGGAGGCGAACCAAAAGGTGGTGAAACTGGTGGGGAAAAATCAACACCCCCAAAATTAGCAGAACGTGATCAAACTGGTAGAAAAGATGCACGTGATTATCGATTTGGCGAAGATCCATTGGGTACATTAGAAAACAATAGACGTAGTGATTTGTCTGTGACGCACAAGTATAAAAACAAGTCTCCGCTATCACTAGAATCTATTAAAGGATTGACCGATGTACTAAAAACTTTAGACCAAGAAAAAGAAATATTACGAGAGGGAAGTAAAAAATCTTTTATGGATGAACAAAATATAAAAGAATAGTATAATTCCTACATATTTAACCACATTGATTATATTTATAAATAATAATAAATAATATGCACAAGAAAGCAAAACATTCGAAATTCAAGAATGCTGGAATATTGTTTGAACTACTCACTAGACAAATAACAGCCGACATTCTAGCGGGGAGAGATGAATCATTTACCAAAAATCTGATGTTCAAGTATTTTCACGAAAGCAAAGAACTAGGAAAAGAAGTGCAACTTTACAATTTCATCCTACAACAAAAAAGCAAAGATGCTTCTTCCGCTGAACGTCTTTTGAATGTTGTTTTGCAAACACGTTCCAAACTAGATGAACGTGAATTGAACAAGCAAAAGTACAACATAATTAAAGAAATAAAAGAGAAGTATAATATAGACGAATTTTTGAAAAATAAAATTCCAAATTATAAGTTATACGCCTCTATATACAAATTATTTGAAGATCAAGATAAAAGTGAAGTCAAGTTTGATGTATCTGAATTGTTAGAATCAAGAGAATATATTGTTGAGAGTTTAACAAAAGAAAAGAAGTCAGAACAAGAAATGATGGATGTTTATGGAAATCAAAGTGCCGAAGTTAGATTGTTGGCCTATAAATTCTTGATTGAAAACTTTAATACCAAATACAACAATCTTTTGCCAGATCAAAAGAAACTTCTAAAAGAATATATTACTAATGTTTCAAACTCCAGTAAATTTACAAAATACGTCAACGAAGAATATAAGAGAATAAGCGGGGTATTAAAAGATCAAGTGAAGAATGTTACCTCTGAAGTGGTTAAAATTAAAATAAATGAAGTTATTAGTCAGTTTTCAACAAAATCTTGTGTTGGCGTAATTAAAGAAAATCAATTGACTTCATTGTTAAATGCATACGAATTGATAGAAGAAATTAAAAAGATTGATGTCAAAAATGAAGCAAAATCTTAAACAAAAGATTAAAAAGATTTTAACCAACCTAAAGGTTAAAAATGAAGCTAGTACAACAGGTACCGCACCTGTTGCTTCTGGTCCAGTTGCTGTTGGTGGTGACGCTGCAAGAACTCCATTTGCTTTTTCCAAAAGAGGAGCAAGACCAGATACATATACACAAGTAGGATACAAGTTAGCTAAGCCAATTAAAAGAAGTCCTAATTATAAGTTGGAAAATCAAATGTATAGTGAACCAGCATATAGTACTCCTGCTCAATCAATTGAATTGGGAGATACATATACAGATAAAAATGGATTGGTTCAACACAATGATCCAAATTTAGATCCAAATTTGATTGGTTATAAACAAGGAAGTTTACCATTTACTGAAGGTTTTAATGGTTTAAAATATGAACAAGAAGGTCAGAAAGCTTCTGTTCCACAACCGCCACCTGCTCAACCTCCAACTCAACAACCAAAGCAGGCCGAACCTTCACCATCTGTAGATTTAAAAACATATGATGTATTGCCTGATTTTACAGCATTTGATACCAAGTTAAAAGGTTCAACTGAGGCATTAAAGAACAATCTACAAAAAACAATCCAAGACAAAATTTTAGGTAAGAAAATCGTAGTTAGAGCCAGTAAAGGATATAAACAACCTGAGACAGATTATACTATAAATGTAACTGGTGTTGCTATTGATTATTACTACGACAGATACGTTATTATAATAATTGGTCGTGAAGAAAATAAACAAAAAGTAGCTAAATTTTTCATCAAGCCAGGATTTAAACTTAAAATTTTAGGTAATGCTGATAATTTGAAACCAAAAGATCAATATCAAGTTGCTAAATCAAAAGCATTGGTTGACCCTCAAAGTCAACAAAATGTTGTTCCACAAAACACAATAACCGCAGATAAGCAAGACGCAACTGTTGCAAATCAACCAGATCAATCAAAACAACCAGGAACAACACAACCTAAAGCTTAACACATATATGAAACAAGTATTGATAGACATATTACCATTTGAATTTAAAAAGACATCTTTAAATGAATCTCTTAAAGATGGAAAACTATACGTAACCGGCGTATTACAACGTGCGGATGCAAAGAATCAAAATGGAAGAGTGTACCCAGAAGATGTACTAAAGCGTGAAGCTGAAAAGTATATGCAAAACTTCGTAAAACAACGTCGTGCTATGGGTGAGTTGGATCATCCAGAAAGCAGCGTGGTTAACTTAAAGAACGTTAGTCACAACATTGTTGATATGGGTTGGGAAGACAAAGATTTGGTTGGAACAGTTGAAATACTGCCCACACCAAGTGGTAATATTCTTAGAGATTTATTGCAATCTGGAATTTTATTAGGTATTAGCAGCAGAGGATTAGGCAGTGTTAAAAAAGATATGAGAGAAGGTGCCGACATTGTACAAGACGATTTTGATTTGATCGCATTTGACTTTGTAAGCAATCCTAGTACACAAGGTGCCTTTATGTATCCTCAAGGCAAAATCAATGAAAGTGTAGAACAAAGAACAATTGTCAACCCATACGGTAATGTAGAAAGAATTATTCACAACATTCTATCAGAATTATAATATTTATAAAGTATGAAATTAAAACATTTACTAGAAAATTCCACTGAAGTAGCTTATAGCCCACTTACCAAAGAAGAAAAGTCAAAAATGGTTGGTGCTATTAGATCCTATAATGAATATCGCAAGGGATTAAAAGCCGATTGTGTATATGAAACTGCACAAAAAATTATGGAGGCTGTTAATCTAGCAGAACGCTACGCAATTAAAGAATGTGGCGACTGGATGCAAGCCAAAATGGTTGAACGTGATATGAAAGAAATCAAAAGAGACGCTGCCAAAATGTATGAAGAAGCCAACAAAATGAAAGAAATTGAAAAACAACTTGAAATGTTGTATGAACAAGTTGGTATGAGATTGGAACGTTATTTTGAAATTGCCGACCAAGTACACACTGATCCAAAACCACAAGAAGGCACTATTAACTCATCGGTATCGAATCAATAAATTCCAACATTTTATCGAACGATTCAAAAACGTATCTTCTATTTGCTTCTATCACATAACCTTCGTCTGTTTTATAGACGAAGGTTTTTCTTTTCTCGTTGACCATATCTAAAGATGGAACTTCTATTTCAGAAAACATTCTGTATTCATCATCTATACGAAAATTCATTTCACCCAATATATCAATTTCCGTAAAATCCCATCCGTTTGGATTATCTATATCTTCTAACTTAAACATTTTTTCTTCTTCAAAATTATCATTGTTTATAAAGTTAATTAATTTTGGAGACTTATAATTGTTGTAGCTATTATTCATAGAACGCACATCTGGGTTGGAATATGGAGTTTCGTCCCCAGTTCTTTTTATAAACTTATAATTGTCTTTTGTGGAATTCATATGTTTAGCTAGATTTGGATTGAAATTATAGGCCATAAGAGTTAATTCTATCTATAAAGTCAGATAGGGTTTTTGTTTGTTCAGAATCTTTATTCTTATCCAAAGCAGTACTTAACATACTGAATATTTCTTTGTCTGGTTTATCAGGATAAGATCTTTGAATAAAACAAGCATATACAATTAAATTTTCATTTTTTTGATCTATGAGCTTTTTAAACACATATTTCTTGGTACTACCATTACTAAATATTTCAGTTTCTATTTTTGTATTTTCTGGTGGGTTAGGAATAAAATTTGTTTTTCCAAATCCACTAAATCCTGCTTGTTTACTTTGAAATGTTAACATTTCTTTTTTAGTAAACGGAATACCTTCATTTTCTTTTAGTACTTGGTTAAATGATTTGCCTTTAATGATATCAAAATCACTCAATGAATATTCTGCTTCATTAAGACTTTTCAATATTTCTTTCAATTTAACAAAGTGTTTTACACTACTTGGTTTGATGGTACGTGCCATCTTACGAACTTGTGGTGAAACTTCTTTTGATTTGATTCCACCTTTTTGTAGTGCTCTTACCAATCTAAATAGTCTGGCTTGTTTTTCGCTTTTTGCAGGCATATATCAATAAATATAAAATATTTTCATTTGTTTCAATTTTAAATTATATTTATTATTCAAATACATCATTCTTTGATGTCACATACATTTATCTTCTTTGGAGTTCTTCAATAGCTTCACCAACAAATAACAATAAGAAAGGCAGAAATATAATTATGAGCGATCTATTAAAAGAAAGCATTGCGGATGCAAAGGCTGTACGTGAAACAGCATTGGCAAATGCAAAGACCTTCCTTGAAGAAAGTTTTGCAAACAGTATGAAAGAAATGTTTGCAGATAAACTCAAGGAAGAAATGGCAGAAGAAACCGAAGCACCAGAAGGTGAAGAAGGCAAGATTGAAGAAAAACTTGCATCTTCTAATATTGGTAAGGATGACAGCAATGTTGCTACAAAACAACACCCAACCAAACCATCACCAGCTTCAAATAAAAACACAACTCCAGCAGGTAAGCAAGAATTCGACGTAAAGCTTGAAGAAGAAGCTGCCGTTGAAGAAGGTGCTGAAGTAACTAGTGAAGAACTAGACGAAATTCTAGCAGAACTAGAAGGTGAAGTAGTATCCGAAGGAGATTCCGACGATGCCGGTGAATCTGATGATTCGATGGAAGAAGAAATTAATCTAGACGAACTTCTAGCAGAACTAGAAGGCGAAGATCCAGCAGCTGCACCAGCACCTGCTCCAGCTCCAGAAGCTCCTGTTGCTCCAGCCGCTCCAGCTGCTGAAGTACCAGCTCCAGCCCCAGCTCAAGTTCCATCTCCTTCAGAAGGTGAATACTCAGAAGAAGTATCCGCTGAAGAAATGGCAGAAGCTCTAGTAGCTATCAACGAAGAAAATGAACAACTAAAGTCTCAATTGAGCGAACACATCAAGACTGTAAAGTATTTGAAGAGTGTTCTATCTGAAACAAATCTATTGAATGCTAAGTTGCTCTACACCAACAAATTGTTCAAAGGTAAAGCTCTTACCGAAGATCAAAAGTTGAAGATCATTAATACTTTCGACTTGACCAAGAATATTCGTGAAGTCAAGTTGGCATATACAGTTTTAGCCGAATCACTTAATTCCGGTGCATCAGTTGTCAAGAAAAAGACCAATACAACTGCTCAAACTATCACCGAAGGTTTGGCAAGCAAACCAGTATCCAGTACAAAGCCTGATTCTACCATTGTAGAACCTCAAGCTGAAGTAATGGCTTCAAGATTCCAAAAACTCGCAGGAATCAAGAAGTAATTAGTTTGCGAGTAAAAACCTAACAGTAATTAATATAGAAAGAAACAAAAATATGAGTATGGATGTAAAAAGTCTATTGACAGGAAATATGAATCCACAAGCCAAATTGATGGCTGAAACACGTGGACTACAATCCAAGTGGGAAAAGACAGGCCTCCTAGAAGGTTGCCAAGGTGTTGAAAAAGCACATATGTCAATCCTATTGGAAAACCAAGCAAAACAATTGCTTGACGAAGCAACCACCACCGGTACCTCTACCAGTTCAGAACAATGGGCTGGTGTAGCTCTACCATTGGTACGTCGTGTATTCGCTGAAATCGCCGCTAAGGAATTCGTCAGCGTACAACCAATGAATCTACCATCTGGTCTAATTTTCTATCTAGACTTCAAGTATGGTACAACCGCTCCTGGTAGTGATTTGCGTAACTTGAACAACGGTAGTTCCGTAACTACCCGTGCAGGTAAGCAATTGAACGACAGTTTGTTTGGTGGTACAGGTAAGAAGTTGGGTTCAACTGATGACGCAGTACGTGGTCTATACGGTCAAGGTGCTTTTGCTTATTCAGTTCGTCCAGTAAGTAGCTCTGCTATTACCCTAGCTAAGAGTGCAACTGCAACCGCAACTGGTAACACCATCCAAACCGCTTCTTGGAACGACGTTCAATTTGCTGCTGAATTAAGCGCATCTGTCGTAGCTAAGAAGTTGTTCAAGGTTATCTTGAACCACGACGACAACACCACTGGTGTTGCTGGTCAAGGATATATGTACAACGTTGACTTGAACGCAGTACGTTCATTCAACTTGATTTCAGGTTCAGTTGCACCAACTTCTCTAAGAAGCAATGGTTTGGTATTGAACACCTATTCAAAAGCAATTAACACTGGTAGTTTGAGCAATCCATTCTATCAATCCGTATATATCGTATCCGCTTCTAATAGCGCATTCGGTGGTGCAGCAAGCAACGTTAAGTTGATCTATAGTCTACAACCTACCGATAACCTACGTGGTGACTTCGAAGCTGGTAAGACCCCAGGTGAAGGTTCCGGTACCGCTGGTAACGTTCCTACACAAAGCATCGATACTGATATCAGTATCCCAGAAGTAAACTTGGTACTAAACAGCGAACCAATCGTTGCTAAGACCCGTAAGTTGAAAGCAGTCTGGACCCCAGAATTGGCTCAAGACTTGAACGCATATCACTCCATCGACGCAGAAGCAGAACTTACTGCTCTATTGAGTGAATATGTATCTATGGAAATCGATCTTGAAATCCTAGACATGTTGAACGAAGCCGTTCAAGGCATAACAACCGAAGCTTGGTCCGCCCAAATCGGTGTTGAATTCAGCAAGGGATTGAATGCAACTACTGGTGAAGCAATCTTCACACGTAATGCAAACAGTTCACCAAACCGTACTGCTTACGTAAAGAGCACTTGGTTCCAAACTCTTGGAAACAAGATCCAAAAGGTATCTAACACAATCCAAAAATTGACCCTACGTGGTGGTGCAAACTTCTTGGTCGTAAGTCCAGACGTTGCAACTATCCTAGAATCAATCCCAGGATATGTAGTAAACACTGATGGTGA